TGGCTGGATTATTATAGCGTTAGGTAATAGAAAACAACATGGCGGTGTGAATAGAGGGCTATCCTCTGCTCAACAGGATAGGTTCATGCACTTTGAAGCGGTCATGGACGTGGAAGACTTGAAGGATCACTTCATTAAGAAGCAAGTTGATCCCATAGTCATATCATTTCTTCATTTACATGGTGGTAAACTGGCTCATCAACGCCCAGAGAAGGGGAGTGATGAGTGGGCATGGCCTACACCTAGAAGTTGGGAGAGGCTGAGCCATATACGCAAGCAGAGCCCCTCTAAGGCTCTCAGACACGCTCTTTACTCCTCACTGGTGGGGGAGGGCGCAGCAGTACAATTCATAGCACATGAGGACATAGCGGTCGAGGTGCCTGATCCTGATGATTGCATCAACAATCCTATGAAGGCTATGGTTCCAGAGAATCCAAGTGCAAAGTATGCTATTGCTTGTGCGCTTGGCAGTCATGCAACCACCAAGAACTTTGAGAATATAGCCAAGTACATTGGAAGGTTGCCAGGTGAGTTCAGTATCCTCACTATTAAGGGTATGAACCCAGAAGTAATGGACTGCAAAGCCTTTGGTACATGGGCTAGAAAAAATGAAGACATACTTTTAGGATAAATATTATGACTCTTAAAGTTGGTGTTAAATCTATATACTATGATATAATGTATGTGTTGGGAGATCATCTCTTGAATAGAGCTGAACTTATTCCATGTAGGCCAGAGACAGAAGATGATGACGGAGTTCCGTGGAGGTGTACTCTATTGATCAGGGCATCCCAATTCTTTCTGCATCATGGTATGCCAGAGAAAGGCTCGCATTACTCCTCAATACATACTGTTGATGACTGTAAGAAAACTATCCAATTTCGTGAGAAGGAGGACGCTGAGTATAATGTTTACACTGATAATGTTGGTCACAACTGTGACTAAGGAGAAATCTTATGAGTTTGAATGAGAAGTGTATGCTAGCATCCCTTGACATTGGAATACCTAGTGGTAGGAAGATAGACAAGGACGTGTCTAACAAGGTAGCACAAGAGTACGGCATAGATAGTAGGCTTGAGTGCGGTAATTTTAATAAGATAATTATAAATGCTAGGTATCTTAATAATTTACAGGCAGTTAAGCGCAATGCTACTAAGGTATTTGAAGAACTAACATTGCCGTGGGTTACAGGGCGCGTTGAATTTAGGCTAATGCCTAACAAAAGATACCTTGAATGGTCATCACAGTACAGAAAATTCAAGAGTGACTTTGAAAAAGAGAAGAATTTTATTGGTATAGAGTACGAATCCATGATAGATGAGGCTAAAGATAGGCTACGACAGACAGGTGGCCTGTTTCGTAGGTCAGATTACCCCTCATCCGAGAGATTCCTCAATAAAGTAAGGATGGAACACCACATTAGGCCTGTTCCAGACTCACATAACCTAGATTTAAGGGTAGCAGTTGGAGATGAGGAGGCTCAGAGGATACGAGAGGAGGTAGCAGAGAGCATGCGTGCTGAGTTACAGCGTACTAATATGGCAGTATATGACAGGGTTTATGATGCTGTAGCCCATATGAATAGTGTTTTATCCAACGAGAAACCAAAGATTCACCAGACTTTAACCGAAAAAATGAAGAGATTGGTGGACATCTTACCTGATTTGAACCTTAATGACGATGAAAATCTAGAGGAAATTAGGCAAGAAATCATCAAGGAACTGCTATCAACTACTGCTATTGGGTTGCGTAATAGCGAGTCAAAAAGGAAAGAGGTAGTAGAAGCAGGCGAATCCATTATCAAAAAGATGGAGAAAATTTATGGAACTAGAGCGTAAGATAGAGGTAGCAAAAGCTCATGCGTTGTTAGACCAACCATTCTTTGGGTCGTTGATGTGCCCTATGTCGATAGAGGAAGGCGATGAAAAGGTGTCAACCTTCGGCACTGATGGTAGAAAAATATACTACAACAGAGAGTATGCCGAGAGCCTTTCGACTGCGATAACAATGGGAGTTCTATTACATGAGGTATGTCATCCAGCTTTCATGCATCTTACTAGGAGAGGAACTCGCAATCACATCCTCTGGAATATTGCGGGAGACTTAGCCATCAATCCAGTGCTGATAGATGCAAAGGTTGAACTTCCTGACGATGCGCTGTTTGATGTTAGGTATAGAAATTTGACAGCAGATACTATTTATAATATGATACTAGAAGAAGAAGGGTATTGGAGTCGTAGTAAATTTCACCCGATCAAATTTGAACAGGGCTGGGTAATCGGCGAGGATGGAGAGGAGATGAGGGATGTAGGTGGTTGCGGAACCTTCGATGATGCTGTTGAGTCACCATCTCAGAAGGGTGAGTTAGAAAGTGAGTGGAAGCAGAAGTTAGTAAGTGCCGCAGAGATGTGCAAGTTAAGAGGTACAGTGCCAGGTGCATTTGAAGATTACATTTCAGATTTCCTTAACCCAAAGGTGCAATGGGAGGAGGAACTGTATAAATATGCTACGGATTATATAACAGAGGAGTATGACTGGAAATATCCAATGAAAAAATTTATATCATCTGGAATTTATCTTCCATCCCTACGCAAGAAGGAAGGGTTAAGAACTGTAGTGGTAGCAGTAGATACAAGCGGTTCTATAATGGGCTATCCTAAAATGATAAATCAATTTGGTGGTGAGATTTCTAAGATAGCAGAGGACTGTGATGTAGATGAAACAATCATTGTGTATGTTGACGCAGATGTAGCAAACGTTCAGACATATACTCAGGATGAACTGCCAGTTCAACTAGAGATAGGTGGTGGTGGGGGCACAGCCTTTGAGCCTGCGTTTGAGTGGGTAGAAGATAATAAGATTGAACCTACTGTTTTAATATATCTAACTGATATGTATGGTTCTTTTCCACAGTACCCACCAGAGTATCCAGTGATATGGGTTGCATTTAATTCTAATCCAGAGTATTATAAAGATGACTGTACCTTTGGTGATGTAATAGAGGTAGAGGCTAATGATACATAGACAGTGGGGAAGATTGATTAAGGATGTAAGGGAAGATTGCACGTATTACTTTAACGAATATCCTTTTGCAAGAACATGCTTAAGAAAAGTCAACGGTAAAGGTGGAGAATCAACAACAGTACTGCTTGCTGATAACACTTGGATTCCAAGCAAGAGAGATATATTAAAAGTTAATAGCCCATCTGTTAGGAGTTGTGCTGATGACAGCCGTGAAGTTTTCAGAACTTTATGGATAGACATGAGTGATACCGTTGGACACAATGAACATAAAGAGTTTGGAAAACTACATCGTAACTATAATTTAGAAGGAGATACTATGTCATACCACGACATATATTATAGCGAGTTTCAAGGCTATAACGAAGTGAAGGATCATTTTGTTGCTGACTGCAACGTTGCTAGGATGTCACATGGTTTTGATCTAAGAGAAAAAGATGGTGTATATTCTTTTGGCAGAGATATACATGATGGCAGTAAGGATAGCGATGGTAAGTATATAGGGAATCATCAGGTTGATGTAGAGTATCATCAAGATGGAACTATAATACTAAAGAAGGCCATGCTTAAAGACCTAGCAAAGAACAAATATAATATGGGATCATTCTTGAGGTGGCTTCCAGATTCAGTGCATATATATGAGCACAGTAAAAAAATGTATCTGGTTTATACCCCAGGAGAAAACGCTCGTAACAATCATGGTAATCCTGTTCTTTCTGTATGGGAATGGTTAGGAACCAACGACATTATATTGTATAAAGATGGTAGTGTAGAAGAAGAACCTTCGCTAATAAAGAGAGAGCGCGGTAAAACCAAGACAGCAGAAGATAAGCCACTCAAGGAGCAGTTAAATGAGAAACACTATAGAGAGATAGCAAAGGCTAGACTTGAAACAGATTTACAGGTACAATTAAATACTATGTGTGCTACATTCAGAGGACAGCCAACAGGCCTATACCATATTGCTATAGAATTATTTAGGCCAAGCATCTATGGTACTGGTGGCCCAAATGAGGGGCTGATAAGACGGCTGTATGTAGGGAGATTTATAGACAAAACAAATAGAGAGGAACACTATGAACTGGCGGGAAAAATTGTTGGCTCTGATATACCAACCAGTGCAATAGTAGGTGAATTAAAAAATTATGTCTGAAAAAATAAAGCCTAGATATAATTACTCTATCCTTCGTAAGGGTGGGTCACATAGGAAGTCAAGGAAAAACGAGAGGCAGAAATCAAAGAGGGAGATTTCTAATGAGCTTACCAATACCAGAGCAGACAGAGATATGGAAATCAAAAGAAGAGATGACTGATGAGGATAATAAAATTACTATCTCTATTTCTGTTACGCGTAACAGCGTAACCATGGACGACATAGACTATGCTATAATGTGTGATTGTTCGAGAATGTCGAGGCGTGGATTCAATTCTGTTAAGCGAGCTGCCATCCTGGATGCTACTAAACACCGGCCTTATGCGGATTTCTAGCCCTTGACAAATATGTAAAAGTGTGCTATACTGATACACTTAAATGATTAATAGGAGCTTGCAGTATATGAAACAACAGTATCTTTTGTATCCAAATGGAGTAGTAAGCCCTATATTTTCTTCCGAATTTCTTATAAGGCACGCCTTAGGTTGGCAAGCTGATTACGAAGATAAATATCCTAGAAGGTGGAATAAAGGCAGAAGAAGTCCATCTGCTACGAGCCACTATAACAAGTTTTCTCAGGAGGATAAGGATATATTTGATAAGTGCTGGGAACGATATGTGGCATTAAGGCAGAGTACTCATGACGGTGACGCTATGAGTTATGCACAATACTTATTCGGAATACACCAGCATGGAGATACTAAATATGCAAAGATAGAATATGACAAAAGTAGATTTCAAGATGAAACAAGTAGTTTGTAGTGTATGACAGGAATATATCAAATAATATATTATTAGTTGTTAACAAATAATATATTTATATTAAGGAGAACATAATAATGTCTATAGACGTTAGGTTTACCAACAATGATAATGGACATCCACGATATATGGATGATGGTGTTACTCTAATCCATAAGGTAGGAATGGAATCAGTAATTATCAATATGGATTGGGATGATGTTAACAATACTATATCATTACTAATGGCACACAGAGAACTAAAGAGTTCTAAAGAAAGGATTAGAGAATTTGACGAGGAAAAGAATATGAGTTACGGAGGAACTAAGTGAAAACCTTTGATGACTTTGGAATAAAAATACCATCCAGAAAATCTGGTCAGGTAAATGTTCCATGTCCTGAGTGCTCCTCTCAGCGTCGTAAGAAGAAAGCGCCATGCCTTTCTGTAAATGTAGAAGAAGGTGTATGGCTATGCCATCACTGTGGTTGGTCTGGTAACTTGGCTAACGGTAAGTACAGCTCTGCAGATTCAGCCTTACACTGGAGGAAGCCAAGATACACTAAACCAGAATCATTGCCTTCAACAGACCTGAAGCCTGAAATGCTTAAATGGTTTGAAGATAGGTGTATAAGCGAGCAAACGTTAATTGAAAATAAAATTGGTAGCAAGAAAGTATACATGCCACAGTTAGAAGACATGTCTCAGAGCATTGCATTTCCATACTTCAAAGATGGTGAACTAATAAACGTTAAGTATAGAGATGGGCATAAGAACTTTCGATTGGAAGCGGGAGCACAAAGATATTTATATGGTATAGATGATATAATTGGTGGTGAAACTGAACAGGTTATTATAGTAGAGGGTGAGATAGATAAGTTATCACTATGGGAAGCGGGTATAAGATCATGCGTAAGCGTGCCGGACGGAGCCCCACCTACTAATAGCACAGACTACTCATCAAAGTTTGATTACCTAAATGATTCAGCTTTACATATAGGAAAATTAGATACTGTTAAGAAATTTGTAATGGCTGTAGATAATGACGAGCCGGGAAATAAACTAGAGGAAGAACTATCCAGAAGATTGGGGAGAGACAGATGCTTTAAGGTATCCTTTCCAGAAGGATGCAAGGATTCCAATGACGTGCTAGTTAAGTATGGTAAAACAGCGCTGTCTGAATGTATACAACACGCAACACCATACCCTATTGAGGGAACTTACAATGCAGAAGACTTGGCTACCTCTATAAATCAATTATATGAACACGGTATAGAAAGAGGTGTATCAACTGGTTGGAAATCAATAGATAAAAATTATCTAATAAGACCGGGATCATTAAGTGTTATCACTGGCATTCCCAGTAGTGGAAAATCTAATTGGATGGATGCAGTAATGGTCAACATAGCCAGAGAAAACGGATGGAACTTCGCTATATTTTCTCCAGAAAACCAACCACTTGAGGATCATATGGCGAGAGTGCTAGAAAAATATATCAAAGCCCCATTCACTGATGGTGTTACAGGTAGAATGACAAGGGAAGACCTAGAGAATGGTAAGGATTGGCTAGCCAAACACTTCACATGGATACTTCCCAGTGATGATAAGGAATGGTCAGTCGATATTATTTTAAGCGCAGCGAAACGGCTGGTGCTTACAAAGGGAATAAGAGGATTGATAATTGATCCGTGGAATGAACTAGAACATATGAGAAGTAACAACCAAACAGAAACAGAATATATATCTGTAGCCTTAAAAAGAATACGACAGTTTGCTAGGAAATACGGCATACACATATGGATCATAGCACACCCTGCTAAACTATACAGGGATAAGAATGGAAAGATACCAGTGCCAACACCGTATGATATCAGTGGCTCTGCCAGATGGAGAGACAAGGCTGATAATTGTATTACTATATGGAGAGACTTATCTATTGATGATGGATGTTTGGTTGAGGTTCATGTACAAAAGATTAGATTCAGACAAGACGGAAGGATAGGAATAGGAGAGCTAACATACAATTGGTTACTAGGAACATATCATGAAACAAGAGACGCAGTAAATGAAATCCCACCGGGGTACACAGATGGATAAAACATGGAAAAAGTTTGAACGTTGGGTTGCCTCCTTTCTTACAGAGATAGGAGATGAATCAGCCAGAGTTCCTGTAAGCGGTAGATCCAGAGGGGACAGTCCTGATGTTACTTCTGATGTACTATCTATAGAATGTAAATATAGGAAAACAATTCCACACTGGATTAAAGATGCCATGTCACAAGCTATTGCTAGTTCGAGGGATAACAAAACACCTGTTGTGTTTTTAAAAGAAAGTGGCAGTCCCTATAACGATACACTAATAATATTTAGAGCAATAGATTTCAAAGAAGCATTAAGGGAAGAAGATGAAAGACAAAGAACTGTTTGATTTAATGAGGGCTGTTAAACTTGAGAAGCCACCTTGCGAAGGGTGTCACTTATATTTTGAGTGCTATCAAAACGAAACAGCTTGTGAAACATTTAGATTATACATCATAGGAATACAAATGGCGAAAGATAGTATGAATAAAAGAAAACCAACTAAAGAAATCTTCAACGATATATTTAAGAATGGCCGCCTTAGAGTCGCTTAAATCCTTAACGGCAAAATCCCCATCTATATGGGCTGACATGTCTCTGGTTCCTTGGGAAAATATAGCTATTGCATTGGCATCAGTTAGCAAGGAAGCCTCTATGTACGGGCGCTTAAAATATGCAATGGAAGATAGGTGGAGACAGCCTCTGTTAGCAGTGTTGTATGCCAGGGCGCTTACAAGAAGCTGGAATAAAACAAACAGCGATAAAAAGAGAGTTGGCCCAAGGGGTAAATTTAAAATAGATTGGATAAATAAGAGAACCATGCTTCTCCTGGCGAACATGGCCTTAGAGGAATCAGTGTCTCCAGGCATATGTCCCAGATGTAAAGGCAGAGGAACTCTAAAGATAAAAGATACACTTCTTAATTGCAAGGTGTGTAATGGTATAGGTAGGAGATCATCTAGCGATAGCTCAAGAGCTAGATACTTAGGCATATCACTCTACATATTTAGCTACTCTATAAAAAGAATATACTTCAATGAGATACTATCTATCACAAATGAATGGGAACACGAATTAATAAAGGCATTAAAGAGAGCATGAAATCAGTATCATATTTAAAATGGGTTTCTGAACTGCCGTGCATCATCTGCGCTAACGAAAGCCAAGCCCACCATCTTAGGGTGTTAGCTCTTGGCTCCGGCATGGGTAAGAAATGCCCAGACTATTTTACATTGCCTGTCTGCTATGTACACCATGCAGAATGCCATGACGGAACCATCAGCAAGGAAGATCAAATGCGCTGGTGCTTACAAACAATTGACAAAGCATTTAAGGATGGTATAATATCATGCAAGCTATGACTTATGTACTACGAAGCGATGAGATTGCAGAGAGGTGCATAGAAAAAATAATGTCTATCTCAAATAGCAACTCCACCACCTCCACCACCTCCACCCTGCTTACAGAGGTGATTATAAGGGAGCACAAGAGTAAACGATCAGTAGATCAAAACAATAGATACTGGGCAATCCTAAGAGGGTTCGCATCACACACTGGACACACAGCAGATGAACTGCATAAGATGATGTCAATAGAAATCTTAGGGTGGGAGAATATTAAATCCTTATCGGGAGAAGAACATCTTATACCTAAACAAACATCCTCTCTAACCGTACAAGAGTTTGCAGAATACATGGAAAGAGTTGAAAGCATAGGAGCAGACTATGGGTATGCCCATCGAGACTTGGACAGATGACCTGGATCATCCAGACCCAGATGGTCAAATGGAATTTGAACAAACAGTACAGCAGTGGGGATTACTGGAAGAACAGGAAGAACTATACAAGGAAGAATACAATGCATGGCTTGACAAATTAAACAAGCAAAAATTTCAGTACGACTTCTTTGAATACCTTGAACAAAAATCTAAAGAGGAGAAATCAGGATGGCACAAACCAAGCGTGACTTTTTAAACGAGTTGGTAAAGGTCAATGATCTTAATATTGATGAGGATATATTTAAACTACCACTTGGCGGAAAGCAGATCGCTATTATAACTAGGACCGGCATAGAGAAAATACAATACAATAATGATATTAATGTTACTTATGAAGCCGTTTCAATAACCCCATCATTTATAGTAGTAAAGGCCATGGGAACTTCAAAAGATTTATATGCCGAAACATACGGAGAAGCATCAGATGCTAACCTTAATAAAGGCTCTAGTAAATATCCTATGGCGATGGCAGAAAAACGTGCATTAGCAAGAGTTGTTCTCAAGCTATGCGGAGCATACAAGCATGGAGTATATGCCGAAGACGAAGCAGATGACTTCAAACGTAAGGAGAATTAAATGCACTGGTATGATAAAGATGGTGAACCCCAACACTTCACCCCCTCTAAGAAGGGAGGGCTTAGGCCAACCACACTAAGAGATGCTAGAAAATATGGCTGGGTTCCATCAGTTACATCAGTATTAGATATACTTACTAAACCCGGGCTTGAAGCGTGGAAAGTAAACAAGGCAATCGAGTCTGCCATAACAGTAGCTAGACATGTTGGTGAGACATATGAGGAATACGCAAAGAGAATACTAGCACACTCCAAGCAAGAATCAGAAGAAGCAGCAGAGCGTGGTAATATAATACACAATATGTTAGAGGTTGCCTTCACTACTGGAGAAGCCCCGCATAACCAAGACCACAAAGAAATGTTTGAAGCTGTAAGGGCTATCCTACAGATAAATTGTGGCGACCAAGACTGGGAACCTGAGAAATCATTCAACGCTATAGACTATGGTGGCAAAATAGACTTAAGCTCTAAAGAATGGGTAATAGATTTTAAAACTAAAGAGTTTGATGCCGATCATAAAAAGCTAGAATATGAATCTATGGCTTACCAACTAGTAGCATACGATGTAGGATTAAACACATCTTACGCAACAGATCATAGAGAACATAAAAGAAGAATAGCTAATATATTTATAAGTAGCACTAACCCTGGTCTAGTAGTGTTTCATGAATGGCCTGATGATGACAGGAAAAGATACTGGACTATCTTTGAATCTTCTCTAGAAGTTTGGAAAAACATAAAGAAATATTGGCCGGAGAACCATGATGAAAGGAATTAATAAAGCAATCATACTTGGTAGAGTATGGAAAGACCCAACAATCAGAGAGACAACCAATGGAACCAAGGTTGCACAAGTTGGACTAGTAACAGAGAGCGGAATGGGTGAGTATGCTAAACCTGATTGGCATACCATTATATTCTATGGCAAACAAGCGGACGTAGTTGATAGTTACGTTGGCAAAGGAACTACCCTATACATTGAAGGGAATATAAACTACAGGAAATATACTGGAAAGGACGGGCTTGACAAGTATGTCACTGAAATACAAGGCAAAATGTTGCAGATGGTTAATAGCCCTGATGCCTATAAGGAAGTAATAGGGACCCCAGAGGAAAAGAAAAAAGTATCTAAGAATGTAAGAGATGAAATGGCAGACATACGAGGACCGGACGTAGTACACTCAGGCGATGACTTACCATTTTGATAAAGAGGCACACGAAGAAGGACAGCGAAGAAAGATATACTTCTTGGCTAGAGAGGTCTGGCCTATGCAAGATAAGTATGCTCCATCGGGCGATCACACATGGGCAGAAGTATTTGAAAGACATTCAGGCATGACACTAGAAGAATATAAAAAGTATGCCATTGAAAATAACTTAAAGGAAAAATATATAGGAGATTCTAAATGACAGAATTTAAAACTGACTTAGGTGAAGAAATCTTTAAGACTAAGTACGCCTCTACACCATATGAGACGTGGCCTAACAGGGCATTTACCATAGTTAATGATGTGTGTGGATCAAGAGACGGTAGAGAAGATCCTATTATGCACAAGTCAGACATGGATTACTTAGTACATACTATATGTGACTTTAAGTTTATGCCGGGAGGAAGATATATTTACTACACAGGTAGAGATGCAAGCTTCTGGAACAACTGTTATCTACTTAGACTTGAGGAGGACAGCAGAGAAGAATGGGCACACCTAACGCAGAGAGCGATGTCATGCTTGATGACTGGAGGTGGAATTGGAATAGATGTAAGCATTGCCCGGCCAAGTGGAAGGCGCTTGCGAAGAACGGGAGGTGTTGCATCGGGCCCGATTCCATTACTACACACTATAAACGAAGTGGGAAGGAACGTGATGCAAGGTGGATCAAGGCGATCCGCTTTATATGGAAGCCTTAACTGGCAACATGAAGATGCGGGAGACTTACTTCATGTAAAGAACTGGCATGATATACAAATAGGTAAACAAAAAGAATATACAATGTCTGATCTTAAAAAGTTAGACTTTAACTTTCCCGCCCCATTAGACATGATGAATATATCATTGAACTATGATGATGCTTTATTGAAAGAGCTAGAAAAATCTAGCATACCAGAAGTATTCATTAACAATACCAAACAGGCTATGATGACAGGTGAGCCTGGATTCAGCTTTAACTTTGGAGCACAAGAGAACGAGACATTACGTAACGCGTGCACAGAAATAACTAGCGAAACAGATTCTGACGTATGTAACCTAGGAAGCGTTAACATGGCTAACATAGAGACACTAGAGGAATTCAAAGACGTAGTTAGAATAGCTTCTAAGTTTCTAGTATGTGGCACAATAAGAGCTGAGTTACCATACAAAAAAGTATACGAAGTAAGACAGAAGAACCGAAGGCTGGGTCTTGGTCTAATGGGAATGCATGAATGGCTATTAAAGAGAGGATACAAATATGAAGTTAATGACGAGCTTAAGAAATGGTTGAAGGTATACAGAGATGAATCTGAAAGAAGTGCAAACAAACACTGTGATAGATTTTACCTGTCTCGCCCTAAAGGGTATAGAGCAATTGCTCCTACAGGTACAATTGCGATCATCGCTGGAACTACCTCTGGAGTTGAACCTGTATACGCCACTTCTTACAGGAGGCGCTACCTTTCAGATGGAACAAAATGGAAGTATCAGTTTGTTATTGACGGCACAGCAGAATCCATTATTAAAGAAACAGGTGTCAGCCCTGACAAAATCGAATCGGCAATCGACCTCGCAGGAGACCCAGAGCGAAGAATAAAATTTCAATACGATCTCCAGAAATATGTAGACCATGCTATAAGCAGCACACTTAACCTGCCTACATGGGGATCAGAACTAAACAATGAAGATAAGGTAAAAGACTTTGCTAAGATAGTATCTAAGTACGCGCATGGATTAAGAGGCCTTACCCTGTATCCAGATGGTAGCAGAGGAGGACAACCCATCACACCGTGTGACTATGAAGAAGCTAAATCAAAACGTGGCGTTATCTTTGAGGACAATAGCGAAGAACAATGTTTAACTGGAGTATGTGGAATATAGGAGAATAAAAATGGAAGAACAAGAAATCTTTCAGCATTGGAACGGACCTTTCAAACCCATTACGAGTGATCAGTTAGAGGACATATCGACTAGACATGAGCGAGAACCTGAAGATACTTCAGACCTTAAATACCACAAGCCAAAATATCTTTCACCAAAGAAAGGATTGTTTACAATAGTAGAAAAGAAAAGAGGAAGATTTAAAGAGATAAAAACATTTAAACTTCTCAAGAAAGCCAGAAAATATATATCAGGAACAGACTATATTATCTGGTACAAACCAGAGCAAGGGGAGATATGAAACAGAAAGGAAACATACTAATCATACCAGACCCTCACGCATCTCCAGACTATGACAACAAAAGGTTCACAGCTCTAGGAAACTTGATAGTGGACAAGCAACCACATATAGTCTTATGTCTAGGAGACATGGCAGACATGCCAAGCCTATCTTCTTATGATAAAGGTACTAAAGGATTTGAAGGGAGGAGATACAAAAAGGATGTAGCCTCTACTATAGATGCTCAAGTTAAACTCTTTGAACCTATAAAGAAACTAAATGCAAACAAGAGAAAGAGAAAGGAGAAACAATATAAACCTAAATTACACATGTGCCTTGGTAATCATGAAGACAGAATAACTAGGGCAACTAACTTCTCTCCAGAACTAGAGGGAACCATAAGCATTAATGACTTACAGTATGAAAAATTTGGATGGAAGATTACACCATTCAAAAGCTGTATAACATTAGGTGGTATAGTCTTCTCACATTACTTTACATCTGGCGTGGCTGGAAGACCTATAAGTTCAGCACACACAGGCTACCACCTTATAACTAAACTACATTGCTCAGCAGTCCAAGGACACTCACACCTATACAACCACGCAGAACAAACAAGACCTGATGGGCAAAAGATATTCGGATTGTCTGCGGGTTGCTACTCACATCCCAAGTACTCTGAGAGTTGGTGCAAGGACACAGAATACACATGGTGGAGAGGGGTTGTCATGTTGAATGGACTAGATGGTGATGGATACTACGATGACATACATTCTATAACACAACGCAAATTAATGGGAGAATATATCTAATGGATGAACACCCAAAGGATTGTCCATTCTGTGGATCACCAGGAATTGTTGGGGATTTTATGGTAGGATGTGGCAAATGCAAACTAGGATTTGTATTTGATCCTAGAGTACCACCGCTAAGAAAAGAAGCTATAACTAACTGGAACCGGAGAGTTGATGCTGTTCCTTAAGCATCTGTTTGGTCTGGCCCTTTGGTACTCACTATATGTAACAGCTTCTTGCTTGTTCGTTTACGCCGTTTTTGGATAGGAAAAAATTTATCAATCACTCCGTGCGCCCCAGAAATGGGGCGTATTTTTTTTACACATCCAATAGGAAATGCATGTATACCGGCCCACTCCTTCTTACCATCCATATCTCCTAGAGTGTTAGCTATCTTTATAGTCTTGTCATCTTTAAAAATAAGATAACCAACTGACCAACACCTAGTAGGATCAACCTCCTCTGGCTTCTCCCACCCTGACGTAGCTAGTATATCTACCCACTCTATCTCAACAAACTTAGGCCTCATTGGCTAGCCTTAAATTGATATCCACCACGCTTCCTTTCCAACCCCATCTGTTTAGTATCACCAAATAACTTCTCATACCCCTGCATCATAGCTACCCACTCTCTAACTTCAATCATTTTTTTACCCGCTAATTTTAAATACTCTGCTCGGATCTCTTCCCTCTTGCGTGGATTGCGAGTCTGCATCATCAATGATCTCATCCTATCTAATATCTCCCTCACCTCATACATCTTTTTTCTTTGCTTTTCTTTAACAGCAAACTCATTAAAGTTATAAGTATTAAGCCCAACCATAGACATGTAGGCTTGAGGAACAGTAACCCTAGGCAACCCATACCTATCTATATTGCCATCCATCACTCCATATGCTTGTAACAATTTAATAACTGGACCACCACCAGTAACAATATTACCAGACCTATTCCTTGGTGTTAAGAAAGGCGGTATCATGTTGCTAGATATAAACATAAGTATATCCTGATACTGCTGCATAGGAGAATCAGCTTCATTGTATATCTCATTACCTGTGAAGAAGTCTTTATTATTTACCAACCCTTGGAATGCATTATAAGGTCCTGTCATCATTCCACTAGCGCCCCAAGACTTCTTGAACTCACCCTTCCATGCATTTTTAGCTATCTCCAAATGAGAATTCCATGGAAGCATGTAGCCTATATTAAGCGCACGCCACCTACCATGAGCATCCTTCCAAGGAAGGAAGTACATCCCGCCTTGATCTTCTGCCCACTCTGGCAACATACCCCTAAGCTTTTCAATATCATCATCATCCAGATCGTCTTGCTCAGCTAGCAATGCCTCAGCTAGAAGGAATGGTAATGCTACATAAGGAAGGAAAGATACTGGATTATCCTGTAGGTTTCTGGCTAGCTGAAACATAACCTTAGCATTAAAGGTTATAAATGGGGAACCAAAAGGAACCTTACGCAACCACCTCAAACCCTGAGACACACTGCTGTAATCTAGGATAGCTTTGTTAGCAGCTATGGCAGCTTCACCTTCTGTCGCCCCCTTACTCTCCATCATATCAATCATCTTAGCTACCTTAAATAGAACCTCAGATTTCTGATATGCCCTGCCACCTACATCCAACCATTCATCAAAAAATATTTTACCTCTAGCCTTCATACCTTCCCAAGATTTCTCAGAAGCTTTTATCTTTGCAAACTCTGCATCAATCCTTCCTATTTCCTGACTAGAAAATGTAGTTGATTCTATACCATACTTCCTAGCTAACTGAGAATACTTTCCATCATGTAGTATATCATTCATAGCCTGCACGATTCTTCCCGGAAGCCTATGCAAAGCCACCCCAGAAGTATGAAGTAATATAGTATTAGATATAAGATTACGTGCCTGCGTAGGTGGGTTCATTGGAACCCTGGTATACTTGAACACTCTAGTAATCGTTGCGCCCAATCCTCTATCACTCAATAAAGATTGAGCAAGGTTCTGATCAGAGAAAGATTCTCCGGGGGCAATCATGTCATTGTATATCTCTCTAACAATCCACATGCCACGCATAGTTCCATAGCGCGGAGTATCTGGAACTCTTCGATATCTCTTGGAGTCTACGTTCTCTGCCGGAAGATGTCTAGCTGATGCCTCTCTAAATTTTTTGGCTAGCGCCCTTGTAGCAGTTGCTCTGGCAGAGTCACCACTCTCTTCTATAATGTCAGCCCTGTATTCCATGCCTTCAGCCTCATGCCTGAAGTACATGGGTGTTCCCTTCATTCCGTTGATCTCTATTAACTGATTAGGAAGAACCCAATTAAATCCGCCAGGGTCTGTAGATATATAGTTCAGAAGTTTAATAATACCTATGTCCCTTCCAACCATTGTTTGGTATCTAGAAGATAGGAAGGCAGGGTCTTCGATCTTTCCATGTATAAGCTCTTCCATCCACGTGCCGTATACCTTTCTAGCCCTGGTATAATCTAATGAAGAAGCTTTAAATCCGTACCCTATAGTCTTGCGTGCTTGATCTCCAAACACATAAGACATATACAGCTGTGGTAAATACTTACCACGCAATGCGGCAAACTGATCTGGACTGATCAAGCCAAGCCCCACCAGTTCCTCACCCATATTTTCAATTATCTCCTTAGTCTCTATTACCTTTGCCTTTATATTTATTTTTTCTGTAGGAGAATGAAACGCACCCTTCTTTCTAGTACCACCAAGAACTGTCCTTCTTGTAGCTACCTCTATATCTCTATCGGGCAGACCATCTGGAGATGCACCTTGCTCGGTGAAGTATTTAAATATAACTTTCTTTTCTTTTGGGTTAGCCTCATTGAGGACATCAAATGTTATACGCCCTGTATTTTCCCAGCTCCATATCTCACCCTTAGTCAGCATGCGCTGAGTCTCTAGCAAGTTAAACCCAGGAACAGTAAGCAATGGTTCTATTGCTCTCTGGATAGATTGCAACCCACTCCTTAATTTACCCTCACCAATAGCAGATTGTATTAGCGCCCTAGTTGTACTCTCAGTACCCCGCGCCATGATTGCCTTCTCGTCCTTGACAGTATCATCAATAGACCTTATAAGATTAAGGCTCATCTTTTCTGGGGTATACTCTAATGAATCAGATGATTTAATATTTGAGTCATCGAATACTATGTACTCTATAGTGTGAGAAGCGTCAAGAAAGTTAACTACTTGGAGAGAGTCATAGCCCATACTTTGAAAGAGTCTTCTTAAACTAGAAGCGGTAGACTCCATTAGCCTAACCTTTAATGATTCACCCTCAGTAAAGCCTATCTGCTCATTGTCAACTCTAGCATCTATATCTCTATATGTATCATCTTGATGCCTGCTAGCCTTATCAATAAATTTCTGAAACTTTTTGAAATTCTCTGGAGACATCTGTTTCTCAACAGTATCGTCAGGTCCAATACTTTGTGTAGCATCTCTGAAGTTAGTGGCTAGATGTGCTAACGGGCTTTCAGGCAAATTGGCAAATCTTATCCATCCAATAGGATCACTGTAATTATTTATATCTGTATTCAATATTAGTGGGTTCTTTATATTTATATAGAACTCTTTTAATTGAGCGCCCTTCTCAAAAACATATATGTTATCTGCTTTTTGTCTGGTTAAAGTAGAGAGTGGTATTTCTATACCGTTATCTTGCTTAAACATGTACTCCTTTAGCTCTGGATTCCATCTTACATTATTAGTTCCAAACACATAACGAGGCAATTTCATTGACCTGTCAACAAGATGCGAGTCACCCCAACTTATAGCTATACCTTCTAGGTCTCTGTTAGTTAACTTCTTTAGTTGTTCTGGAATCCAAGGATCATATAGTGCAGACTCTTCATTTATACTTCTTATCTTTCCTTCTGGAACTTCTGATATACTACCATATCTTTCAGAACTAGTCCTAGCTATCATCATCAACGCTGCATCCACACTACCAAAATGCATACCAAGTTCCATCTTATCTATGATTGGAAAGTGGTACTTCCAATTTTGATTGGAATGGTATACTGGAGTTGTAATCATTGACCCCTCTAAGAACTTTGCTCTAGCCTGATTTCTTTTGTCAGCTAGCCTCTTGCTGTCACCAGTCTGCCTAAGAGAATGTTCGTACTTCTGCTGGCTTGGAACATTCTGAACAAGGTAAGCAACCATGTCCTGCAAATCTCTTGTAGTAATGTCAGGACCCTTAAACCCTGGAGTTGTAGAGAATAGCTCTGCCATTCTAACAAAGAACTTCCTAGCTGCCTCTTGTATCTGTCTCCACAGGGAAGGCTTGACTCTTGTTCTGCTTGGTGGATTAGCGGTAATATATTCAGCCAGTACTTCTTCCCAGAAGGTCCTTCCTTGCTCAAAGCTTAAGGATAAGTTAGGCATTTGCCAACCACCGCTTTCTGGAGGGATAACATCTCCATGCATATCACGAGTAACCACACCATCTCCAGTAATCATAGTTCCAGGCCTAGTATCATCCTCTAAGTGCTTTCCTTCTATAACTTTATTTAATGCATTAAACTGTTTTAAAGTTCCAGCCTTAAGCCTACCGCCACCCAACATGCCCATATACTCTGGATAGTTGTTAAGCATAGCTACCCAAGTAGCCGCTCTTATATCTCTGTCTCCATCATACCAAAGCTTTTTAACTGTAGATAAAACGTTGCTCCACTCAGGCCCCTCAAGCATTCTCTTGCCATAGTGAACACCAAGCTCATGCATTATTATACCTCTAACAGATTCCTGCCCAAAGTGCTTGGCTATATTTTCATGCATAAAAGAAACTTGCGCTATCGGGCCTTCACTATCTACACCACCAACTACAAAAGCAGCTGTGTCCTTTGGTATTGTAACACCATATGCCTTAACGGCATACGGAGCTACACTATTTGGAAGGAACGTTATGAATGAGTCAGCCCTCATCTTATTAACTGCACGAACACCAAATATACCATTAAGCTCCTTAACAAACATGTTTATAACTTGCTCTGGATTTGCAAAAGGCATAACAATATCAGCCCGACCAGAGGCTCTGATAGTTTTTATATCACCATTGATATCATCCTCTATAAAATTATCCTTGGTGATATTATCTTGTAGCTTTTCTATAGCTGCGCCTATCTCTTCGGCTGTTGCTTTCTCTTGTAGATTCTGTAAAGCGTGCCAATCCATGATCGACTCAACTAATGCGCTACGTTTTTTAGCAACAATAAAGGTTGGTGTAATCTCCTTAATGTTCTCAGCTAAATCCTGAAGATCTCCCACTTTATAGAGGGAAGTTTTCTTTAGGTTGGTAAGTAATGTTTCGGGGGTTTCTAGCAGAATCGCTAGTGGATTAACTTTGTCGGCCTTCTTCTTGGCCTTCTTTGCTTGTGCATCTTTAACAGCTTGTGCATTAAAGGCTGCTATTTCATCAGCCCCAGCCCAATCAGTTAGCTCAAACGCTAGGTCAGCGTCAGTTACTACTTGCTCTTTGGCTCTTTGCTCAGCCTCTGTCTCAATAATTCTTAGGTTAGAGGTAATAAAATTATCAAACTCTAATGGGTCAACGATACCTCTCTTAGCTGCCTCACTAGCCAGATTGTAGAATACATCAGGATCTAGATGTGCGTACTTCTTTTTAAATCCTTTGGGTATTCTTATTCCAGTTCTTGGCGCCTCAGTCTTACCATAATCATCTGGTACTTCCTCGCCTCTGCTCAACATCCTCTCTATGTTGCCTTCTAATATGTGTTTTCTATTTTTATCTGAAAGCTCACCTCTACCTACTATTTCAATCATGCTTGGGTTTATGACATGAAGCTCACTGTCTGCCCCAATACCGTTCCAACCATTAACCCAATCAATACCACGCTCAAGCAGCGCAGGTATTGCGGAAATCATTGTCTCTGGAGTTCCTGGCACTGCTCCTCTAGCTATTGCAGCAGCTGACTTCTTTCTGCTCTCCGCTTGCAAGCGATCTATAATCTTCCTGTCAGCCGGGTCCGTGTAGTCCATCCCACGACCGCTGACAATCACAGACACAACTCCGGGAGTTCCGCCCGGCTCTGCTAACGTAGGTGATGACATCTCCTCACTTTTGATTCTAGCAACAGAGACACCAACAGGAGCATTTTTAAAGTATCTTATCTCAAATCCATCTCTCAAGGACTCTATGTTTGAGCTAACATGGGTTCCTGCGATGGGTGTAAGCTTGTCTAGCCCTCCTTCAAATATGGCAACTCCGTTTTTGTCAGTGGCTACTTGAAGCGGTGGCACATTTGGATTATATTTTTCAGTGCTAACTATGTCATCAGGAGATATACTTTCCTTCCTGATTAACCACTTCATATCTTTCCTACTTTCGCCTCTATTAGGATCAAGATATAATGGACTACCATCATTAGTTATTTTAATTATAGAGACTACACCAACTTCGCCCGGCTCCCAAACGGCTCCAAACTTTCCTATACCAGATTGAAGATAATCAGCAAAAACTCTCGCATCAGTTAAATTTCCAGCAACATGAACAAAGTCAGTAACTCCTGGAGTATATTCTGTTTCTCCCCTTTCTTTTGACGGACTTATTCCTTCGCGTTTAAGTTTATCTACAATATCTGTTGGTGTTACATGATAAATAAATTTAGGAGATTTATCGTATAAAGTATACTTACTCTCTACTTTTTTTTTACCCTTTCCGGTTGTAACTCTAGTGCGACGAGCTTCCTCGTCTGCTCTTTCCTTCGCTCTGATTTCTGCTGTATCGGCTTTGGCTTGCTCAGCCTGTAGTAATACATCTTCTTTTTGTGCTGCTTGGTCAGCTTCAAAGGTGTCTTCAGTTGCAACCTCTTCAGTTGTTGCAACCTCCTTGTCTGTCCAAGCCTGTGAAACTTCTGCAGCTTGTGGAGAATCAGCTTCCTCTAGTACACCAACCCACCTTTCAAAGAATGAATCATTCATCTCACCAGAGACGACTTCATTTCTACTGGCATCAACAGGTGACTGTCTACGTCTAAGATCGCCAGCTTGATATGCAGCTACCAATGAATCCTTAAACAATTGAGCATTAGTTTTTATAGAATCTACTATGTTCTGCGCCCCTTCTCCATTTTTAAGGGAGAACATGGTAAAGTCTTCATTGAACTTAAGCCTTCTTGCACCTGGATAGTTAACCACAACTTCCCATCTGCCTCCTACCCTACGTCTGGAAACATTTGGTCTAGCTGTTGCTGTATCACTTTTAGGTACTGGACCTATGTATTGCTTGTAGTTCTTTCCGGGCCAATGGTTAATAAATTGCTGCGGGGCAAGTCTTGCTTTTTCTGTCCTTGTTCCAGCAATCTCTCTGGCCTCTGTTGCTTGAATGCGTCCAGCTACTCTGGCTGTTTCCCTAAGTCCTCGCGCTGTCTCCCTGAGAGGAGCAGCTGCTCCACGCACTAGCTTACGTTTCCCTGCTGTGAGTGCTCTTATCTGCTTTCTGAGGGATGCCGATAGATCACCAAGCGCTATCTTTGTGGCGGCATTAACAGCTCTTCGTCTTGTAGCATAGGTCTCATGTGGGTTACCATCAATTACTAGGGTAAACTCTTCAGCCTCTTCTATGATCTGTACTGGTACACCCTGCTCATTGACAGTTCTTTCTATGAATGGTAATGGACCAGGCTCTCTAGCTTTAGCACGAGTTTTCTTTAAATCTCTTTTCTCTGCAGCCTGTTGTTTTGCAGCAGCTTGCTGATTCTTTACATACTGTATCTGTGGTTCAATACCGTAGTCTAGAACAAGGGCATTCTTTGCTTCTTCAAGCGTCTTGTATAATTTATCAAGAACCTCTCCGTCATATACAGCTCTGTATGCGTCGTCAGCTGGACTCTTGAATACCTCTGCAGGCTTACCCTGTAGAGTAGTTGTTCTTGAGTTACCGTCATCTGATGTACGCCATCGTGTTGATTTAGGTGCTGCTTCAACTACCTGATCATCTTCTGGTGTTGGAGGGGCTGGTGGTGTAGTTTCTCCAGTGATAACAGGCTTAGCTTTGGGAGCTGCCTCTTCCTCATCAATTATCTTTTCCTCTGATGCAGGCGAAACTGGCTTTGTAACAACAGTACCCTTGGCTTCTGCTGGAGGTATAATAGTATCAATAACTCTTTCGGTAATTGATCTATCACCTTCCCCTGCTACTATAGGTCTTGGTTCTGGTTCTCTGGTAGTGGGTGGCTCTAAAATCTCAGCTTGAGTTTCACGAGCAATTGTTCTCTCTTGCAGGAATGTAGCAGTCTCTTTATATGCATCCGCAGCTTCATCACCATTACGCAATCTAATTTCTTTTTCTGCGGCATTAAAGAATCTCTTTCTATTGGCTGGAGATATGCCACGCTCAACTAGAACTTCCATGTCTGCGAATGCACCATCCCTTGCTTCTGCTATTGCCACGTCAATAGGTGTAAAAGTTCCAGCATCTATCTCTTCTTGAGTAATTTCTTCCTCAGCAATGGCGCCTTCTTCATCAGCTACTTCCTCTGCTGCAAGTTGTTCTCTTAACGGTGGAACTTCCGGTCTAATAGCCTCTTCGACTTCTACCTCTGGAACTGCAACTGTGGTAGCTTCTGTAAGCTCTGCTACTTGTTCTGTTACATCAGCTCTTTCTCCACCAAGAAATGTTCTCAACATAGAAATATTATTTGCTACTACCTGTCCAACTTGTTGATCGCCCTCAGTGCCCTCACTAATTCTAGGCTTCCTGCCCTCTTTCTCAGTAATTTTAATATAAGGCCACGCATCTGGAACTATTGTTGCGCCTATACCTACCAGTTGTGCATTAAGTTGTTGTTTGCCTTTAGAGAACTCAAGTGGTTCCGTAATCTCAACAGCATCTCTTACATCTCCAATGGTTGCATCAAGATTTTCTGCTGCTTCACGTAATTCAGGTATGCCATAATAATCGGCCAACTCAGCCCCGCTCCCTTTATTAATCCAACCCTGCTTACCTATGCCAATAACTGGATACCATTTTCCCACTGTAGTTTCAACCTTTCCTCCAGCTCCAGTAGAAATATAAAATGGAATCTCTATAACCTTTCCTGATGGACCTGTTACCTTAACCAAGACATAAACTCTTGGGAGATCACCTTCGACCATTGGATCTGCTTCTTCCTTGATGATGTAAGATCCTGCATCATCAAAAAGTACTAGCCCTAAATCTTCAGCAACAGCATCATTTATTTCTCCAGCCACAGGACCAGCGACTTCTTCAATTTGCCCAGTCTCTGCGTTAATACCTATTCCCGATATTGCTGGACCTTTCTCTTCTACAACACGTTGCCCACGTTCTGCGATCTCTTCCTGCGTATGAACATTACCATATACACCAGCAAGACGAGCCAGCTCTTCATAGTATATACGAGCATAGTCTTCTCCTACTTGATCTCTTATAGTTTCATACTTTTGACCAAATTCATCAATAGTTATGTTAGCCTCTGCATCTTCATTAGCTATTCTAAAGAGTATTGCTCTGGCGTTCTCATCAGCTAACTGAGTTTGTCTGGCTACCTCTACTTCCCTTGCTCTCTCAGCAGCTCTCTGTCTCCTTCGTACATTCCATGCTCGATTCCTAGCAGCCATTTGATTAGCTTGAGCACGATTGCTTATATCTCTAACTTCTGCTAATTTGGCAGCAGCACCAGTATCCATAGCCTGTTGAGTGATGGCCTCATTCTGAGTCTCTATAGCTCTGGCAATCTGTGCTGGACCAGCAGCTGGGCCTGTCTGAATAACATCTTCATCTGGAATTACTTCCTCTACAGGAGTGGGCATACCCCTTATTACTATAGTTGGAATTCCATTTTCATCTATATAAAAATCAGGCCTTTTAGATAGGTCACCGTATATTCTTTCTCTGGCTTGAGCTATGCTCTCTCCCGGAAGAACCTCCATTGAAGGGCCTTCAGGCTCCATCACAACCTCATCTATTATAGCGTCAGACACTCGATTACGTTGTGCTTCTAAATCTGATTGAGTCAGATCTACTTGCACAGCACTGTCTATCTCTTCTTGGGTAATGTCCCTTCTTGGTAGCGCTCTCCTACCCTCTTCAATAGCTGCTGCTCTAGCTGCTTCTATCTCTGCTAGCCTGGTAGTATCTGCTGGAGCACCGACAGCTAGCCCAACATCAGTTGTATAAGCTTGGGCACCAAGTCTTGCTGCCTCAGCTGTATCTGCTACAGGCTCAGTAACAATGGGTATCCTGTCTCCCCTCTCATACGCATCCCTTTGCTGTTGTCTCCATGCCTCTCTTATGTTTCTTCTATCTTCTTTTGTTTCGGTTGCCGGGCCAGGCTCAGGCATTGCTATTGATGGGGCCTCTTCAGTAACCGCCTCAGCTTCCGCCTCTACAGGCTCGAACAAAGCTGCTGCCTCTGATAGTCTTGCCTCTACCTCATCCTTTCTAGCTTTTCTTAAAGCTTTGATCGCAGCTTTCTTTTGCCTAATCTTAGCTCGTCTAGACTTTATGTAGTCATGCTTCTCTGGTATTTGTGATTTCTTTTTACCATCTATTATCTGAAGTTCAAGAGCTTTTATTTCATCTGATAGTTGATTCTCAGCGTCAATTCTTCCCTGCGCTATCTCCTCTTGTCTTGCCTGCCTGGCTACGTACTGCTCATGTATTCTACCATGACGACTCTTGGCAAATCCAGCACTTGGAACTACAACACCCAACGCTCCAATCATTTCAGCCAGGCCCTGCTTTAATACGTTATTAAAGTCTACCCCTTTAATAGTATCAACAGTAGTTAAAAACTCTTCAGCTGCGCCTTGACCAAATTCTGTTACTTCTTCTAGAGCTATAAATCTACGAAACCCAAATTGCTTATTCTTGGCAGCATTAGAAAGATTAACCATCCATGGAAATCTTTCGAGGAATACATTAAGAAATGCAGCAACTGATGCCATACCTATATCTTCAGGAGCAGCGTCAGCAGCGCCAAGACCCTCACCCTTGTTTGACATCCTATCTTCTAGGGTTCTATTAAACTCTGATGCCCCTAATGGAACACCACCCAATAAAAATGCCGCACCCAGATATGCAGCAGCTTGAGGAAATGTGTCTCTTACAAACTTAAGCATTGGCCATGCTCTTTCCATTCCAGATTCACCAGACTTACCTGCAGCAGCTTCTAATGCTCTATCAAAATCCATAGGAACATAGGCGCTTCCTTCTCCTACCCATGTTTGATCAGCGCCGCTAGCTACCCAGTCTGCAAAATTATTAAGAGCCTTTGCGCCCCTTGACGCAAGATCAGTATCATCATCATCAGCCTCAAACATACCACCAATGGTTATACGCCTATCTCCCCACTCTATTGCATTTCCTAGAAGATCTGGAACCTCTGCCGCCATTCTAAGCACTGATCCGCCAAACTCTCCAACCGTATCATACCAAAAGCTCCAATCATTTGGATCTCCAGCCACAGAAAGAATAGTATCTACTTGCTGTGTAGTATCAAAATTAGGAGTTGGACTGGTAGGTATTGTTATAACATCAGCGGCGCCAGCCGTTGAAATAGGATTAAGCTTATTTAATATGCCTTGTGATGATCCTGTTTCAAGCATTGCCATTATTTAAATTCCTCATAGTTTACTATACCTCTTACTATATTTCCCTTGTCGTCAGAGGGTTCCCCTAATCGAGAGTCCTTATCAGGACCAATGGATCTAAACATATTAGCTAGTCTCTTATGAAAAACATCTTGAGTTATTTCGTCAGCTATCATCTTGTTAACACCTAAAGCTTTTAGGGCGTATTCAAATATTTTATCTTGATTTGTTTTGTTATAAACCAACTTGTCTATGTCTCTCTCTGACATTCCAAGCATTCGTTTAAGCACATCATATATAGTGCTATGTTTAAACTGGAATGCACCGGTAGCCGTTTCACCATACTTTCTATATACCTGACCAATAGTCATTGTAGTTAATTTTGGATCTGGTTCAGACAGTGCAACAGCGTTATATCCATCACCTCCAGATTCTGCTTGCCTTACTACAGCTGTAAGACCATCTACCATTCTGGCAAGTCTTCCTTCTGGTGAAATATTCCATGGGGTTAATCCTTCTGTTCCAACCAGCTCTCTTCCTACAAAGTAATCTTCTAGATGATCTCTAGATTGTTTTCCTAAATGTTTTATAGCGAAATCTCTATACCATGGGATATTCTGGCCGGATGCTTTCATTGCTTTCAGTATAGCGTCTGGTTCATTCTTAACATGGTGCGCCATTGATCGCTCGCCAACGTCAAACACTCCGGCTAACTCATCAGCCTTAATTAGAGCTTCTGTCTCAGGATCAAGTACACCCTTTTCTGTTCCAAGCATTCCGGTGGATAAGCTTTGTCTAAGCTGCTCTTCCATTGTAGAATCCTTTCCTTTAATAGCTCTAAAAAGATCACCAAGATAATCATATACAGCGCCAGCGCCTTTTCTAATTAATTCCCCCAAGCCAACAGGTTTACCTGCAGCCCTTCTCTGCCTAATGATCTCTTGATGTCTCTCTCTGTTATCATTAAATATACCTTTAAGGATTTGCTCATCAGTTGCTGGCTCTCTTGCGCCAGCCACTATATCCCCATACTCACCTCTTTTAACCTCCCATTCATCACCCATTAAAAATCTAGCAGTCTTTAAGATAAATCCTTCCGTGTCCTGCTCAAGAGCTGAGTCAAGCTCAGCTGCTGTATCAGCAGGAGTTTGATTGTTAGCTCCATCTTCGCCAACCACTAAAGGTGCCGGTTCTTTTGGTAAGGTATCTGACGGTGGGGG